ATTAACATCTGAAAGTAATATTGTTGATAGTTATCAAATTGCTGAATTATCATGGTTTACAGACGCATTTGGTGAATACGCAGACTATATTCTTAACTTTATTGACCAAATGAACGAGGTATTTCAATTTGGTGATGATTGGGGCATGTATATACCTGAAGTAAAATATTTGTCTCCTGAACCACTAGTTGACTATACAAACCTAGCACTAACTGAATATCCAAATATTCATTTTGTAGGTGATGCTTTATCAGCTCGTGGTATTACAGTGTCAGGTGCGCAAGGAATTTATGTAGCCGAGTCGCTTTTGTAAATATGTCCATATGTATAATAAAACTATATTTATTTAAATAATGGACTTAAGAAAATACATTCGTGAAATGGTAGAATCAGAGCTAGCAGAAATGGCTCGTATTTCTACAAACATCAAAATTGGTGATCCTGAAAAAGCAACAGCAGCAAAAGAATTATATGCTGGAACTTGGTTTGCAGATCTTATTGATTATGTTGAAGAAGCAGGAGATGTAGGTATCCCACAACCTGAACTAGCAAGAATGTTAGGAAAATCAGGAATGCAAGCCATCAACCCTAAAGTTCGTGACTTTGTAGAAGCAGGTATTCTTACCAAAGGCGAATTGTCAATGGCTAAAAAAGAAAAACCAGAAGCTAGTGGTGTTAAAGGTCGTCCAACATCAGAAAAAACATTAATGGCTAAAACCGTTAATTCAAAACTTGAAGCTGATGCTAACTACCAACCAACAGAAGAAGAAATGGCAATGTTGGGTCCTGAATTTGTTGAAAAACTTAGAATGCGTGTTAAAGGATTGCTTCGTCGTGGTCGTCCCGCAATGCCTTCTAAAGCAAAAGATGGCATGATAGCTGCTATGAAAAATGTTGGAGATGAAGATAAAGATATGGATGGTGATGTTGATGACGAGGATTTGGAAATCGAAGATATCAATGAATCATTCATCAGAATGCAGAAAATTGCAGGTATTATCAAATAAATTTTTATTAACTTAACTTAAATTGAGGACTTGGATTACCAGGTCCTCTTTTTTATATTTAAATAAAAAATCAAAGTTATATGAGTAAAATAGACGTTCGAAAAATTACATCACCTGATGGTGCAATTCGTTACATTAAAGATGGAAAACTTCATAACTCAGATGGTCCTGCAGTTGTTTATCCTGATGGTAAAGAAGAATATTACATAAATGGTTTTCAATTCACTAAAGATGAATTTAAAAAACATAAAAAAGAAGGTGTAGGATTACCTTGGTATAAAAACAGTTCAACTAAAGCACGTCATTAATATGAAAATAGGTTTTACAGGTACAGTAAGTGTAGGAAAAACTACATTAGTTAATGCATTAAAGGAACTTTCTGAATTTAAAGATTACAATTTTGCTACTGAACGTTCTAAATATTTACGCGATTTAGGTATTCCATTGAATACAGATAGTACATTAAAAGGTCAAACAATATTTTTAGCTGAACGTTGTTCTGAGCTTTTACATACAAATATTATTACAGATAGAACAATTATTGATGTGATGGCATTTACAGCATGTGCTGAATCTATTGATGCATATCATAAAATGCATTTTGAAGAATATGCTTCTAAATTTATTGAAGACTATGATTGGGTATTTTATGTGAGTCCAGCTGGAGTAGATATTGAAGATAACAATGTTCGTACTACTAATGCTAAATATAGAAATGAAATAGATGAAACTATTAAATATCTATGTTCTCATAATTTAGACAAAATTAGGAATTTTGGAGTAGTATCAGGTCCTATTGAGGACAGAATTAAACAAATTAAATTCTATTTAAATCTGTAATATTTATAACAAAATTTTGTTTAAATGAAACGCAAAGAACTATACGACTATATTCGCACTGAAATTATAAATGAGTTAAGTTTAGAGGAAGGAACAGCTGAAGAAAATGCAGCTAAAGCCGCTGAATTAAAATCAATTGATGCCCAAATGAAAGCTCTTGCAGCTAAAAAAGCAGAAGTTACTAAAACTGGAACTATAGCTGAATTAGATCTTGACGAAATGGCTCGCACTCCAAACAAAGTTAAACTTGGAGATCCTGCTAAAGTAGCTCTAGTTAAAAAATTATATGGTGGTACTTGGAAAGGAGATATGTTGGATGTAGTAGAAAAAGCAGGTGAAGAAGGAATTTCCCAACTTGAACTAGCAATGGCAGTTGGTAAAAAAAGCCAACCAGCAATCAATCCAGCAGTAAGTGAATTTCTCAAAATAGGTGCATTTGCACTTACTAAAACAGCAGGTGCAGAACCAGAAGCAGAACCAACTGTTGTTGCTCCATCTGCTGAAGAAGAAGAATGGATGGCTGCTGCAGACGCTGATGAAAAAGATGACTGGGAAAAAGCAGAAGACGAAGATGAAGATACAGATAAAGGTCCATCAGCCGCTGATATTAAAGCAGCAGAAAAATCAGCTGCTAAAGTAACAGGTGGTAAAGGATATGCAAAACAATTATCTCCTGAAGATGAAGAAAAATATACTCGTTTAAGAACAGGTATTGAAACTAAAGTAGCTAAAATTTTAGCATTACCTAAAGCAAAACGTTCATCATCAACAGATCTTCAAGTACTTAAAGTTTTAATTAAAAGAGATGATGTTAAAAAACTCTTTAAATCTAAAGGAGTTAATTTAGCAGATCTAGTAGCAGACGCAATGAATTAATTATGAAATTAGATCTAAATAAAATATACCTTAGTATTGTACTTGTTTTAATAGCAATTATAGTATTTCAATACATACGCTCTTCTAACACTATTAGTGAATATGATATGCGTATTGAGAAACTTAAACAAAAAAATGATTCACTATTTAATAGTATTAAACAAACAAATGCTCAAATTTCAACTCTAAATTCAATGATTTCTACTTATAAATCAGAAATTGAGCAGAGTAAATTACAATTAGATAGTTTAAAAACAGTAGCAGATAAAAATAAACAAAAATACAATGAAGCACGTAATCGTATTAATGCTCTTTCTAATAGGGCCGTTGTTGGCGAGTTCACAAAAACTTTCGGTTCAAGATAGTTCTTGTGTAGTTCCATGTTACACATTAAGAAATGCTTTAATAGTAAAAGCAGACCATGACTATTTAAAAGACCAAATTCAGGTAGTTCGTGATTCTGTTGGTGCTTTAAATTTAATTGTGGACGATCAAAATTCTATAATTACATTACAAAATGAAACTATTTCATTGTTAAAACAAAATGAAAAGACATTGATTGGAATTATAGAAAACAAAGATAAAGAAATTGAACTACATAAAAAAGAAATTAGAAAACAAAAACTACATAAAACAATAGCATACATTGTTAGTGCTGCTTCTATGGTATTTGGGGTCTATATGATATTATGAGTCAAGATTTAAAACAAATAATAAGGGACGAATATATAAAGTGTGCCAAAGACCCGGCGCACTTTATGCGTAAATACTGTTATATACAACATCCACAACGTGGGCGAGTTATATTTAACCTTTATCCATTTCAAGGTAAAGTATTAAATTTATGGAAAGAAAATCCATACTCTATTGTTTTAAAATCCCGCCAGTTAGGCATCTCTACATTAGCAGCAGGATATTCTTTATGGTTAATGGTTTTTCACAAAGACAAAAACGTACTGTGTTTAGCCACTAAACAGGAAACCGCTAAAAACATGGTTACAAAGGTAAAGTTTATGTATGATAACTTACCTTCATGGCTAAAAGTACCAGCAGACGAAAATAATAAACTCACATTACGATTAAATAACGGTTCCCAAATTAAAGCAGTTTCAGCAGCAGGTGATGCTGGTCGATCTGAAGCAGTATCTTTATTGATAGTCGACGAGGCTGCATTTATTGAAAATATAGGTGAGATTTGGGCTTCAGCACAACAAACCCTAGCCACTGGTGGTGGTGCAATTGTATTGTCAACACCTTACGGTACCGGAAATTGGTTCCACCAAACATGGGTTAAAGCAGAAACTCAAGACAATGATTTTCTTCCAATTAAACTCCCATGGTATGTTCACCCTGAACGAGATGAAGTTTGGAGAAAACGTCAAGATGAATTACTAGGAGATCCAAGACTAGCAGCTCAAGAATGTGACTGTGATTTTAGCACATCAGGTGATGTAGTTTACTATCCTGAACATCTTGAATATTATTTAACTACCCACGTTACAGATCCTATGGAAAAACGAGGAGTAGATGGTAATTTATGGGTTTGGGAATCTCCTGACTATACACGAAGTTATATTGTTATGGCTGATGTGGCTAGAGGAGATGGAAAAGATTATTCTGTATTTCATGTATTTGATGTTGAAACAAATGCTCAAGTTGCAGAATACAGAAGCCAATTGCCTCCAAAAGAATTTGGATATTTACTTTGTGGTATAGCCACTGAATATAACGAAGCATTATTAGTGGTTGAAAATGCTAATGTGGGTTGGTCTACATTAGATGCAATTATAGAAAGAGGATATAGAAACCTTTATTATTCACCTAAAAGTGATATCTCAACTTCAGATACGTATATTAACAAATACGAAGATCACTCAAAAATGACTCCTGGTTTTACTATGTCTTTAAGAACACGTCCTTTAGTTATTAATAAAGGTAGAGAATATTTTGGAGACCATAGCGTAATCATTCGTTCAAAACGTTTAATTGAAGAAATGAAAGTATTTGTTTGGAAGAATGGTAGAGCAGAAGCTCAAACAGGATACAATGACGATTTAGTTATGTCCTATAGTATGGGAATGTACTTAAGAGATACAGCATTAAAAAACAAAGCTCAAGGTATTGAATTAACAAGAGCAGCATTAAATAATATATCAAGACCCTCACAATATCAAGGTGCTTATTTTGCTTCAGGTATGGATAACCCATATTCTATGAAAACAAATGATGGAAATGAAGATATTAGTTGGTTAC